ATCAAGTGTTGGTGATCCTGCACAAATGAATGATTATACGAAATTCAAAATGACAAAAGTGAGCAATGATCTTGTAATAAACAATTACCCAGGTGGTTCGTCTAATGCAAGTGATTATGGTTACACCAGTGGACCAAGTGGACCATCAAATCCTTAATTATTTATATAAAAGTTTTATAATATCTTCTGATAATATATTTATCAATTTTTTACCATTAACTTCAACATTTGGTATATTTCTGATAGTTGAAAATTTATCATTACCATCAATTTTAAGATTTTCAAAATGTTTTATAAGTTCTTCATCTTTAGAATAATATGTTTTTAATGCTTCTATGAATTTAAGACAATCAACACCTTGTTTATTATTATATTTAATAACTTGAAGTTCTTCGACATTATTATCATTTTCAATTGTTTCTTTTTCAATTATGAAATACCATAATCGTTTTTTTGGTATAGCGATATTTTCTAAAAAATTAAAAGCTGATTTTGCTTTTGTATTTTTTGGAAATTTTGCTACTTTTCCATATAGATTTACTTTTTGGTTTTTATCTTCACTCATTATATATACAATTATGTTTTCAATATATATTTATATATCAAAGTCAGAAAATAGTTTAGTTAATATAAAATAACCAGCATTATATATTTTATTTTTCGTTTTTCTATATTTTTTATCTATATTTTTTATTTTTGGTTTTATTTCTTTGGAAAATAAAAATCCATCTTTTTCATAAGACTCTAAATTTGAATAACTTCTATCAATTATTAAATTTATTTTTTTAATATTAAATTCATCTTTAATATATTCATAAATAATATTATTATTATTTGTATTAATATATAATTTATCACAAATATTAATTATGTCATATTTAGAATTTAATATTATTATTTTTATTAAAATATTGTTATTAAATATTCCTATATAATATTTGTCATTTTTATATAAATTTATATTATTATCACATAAAAATGAATCGATATCTTCTTTATTTGAAATATTCCTTATTTGGCATTCATTAATATCAACTATATTATTTTTTTTAATTTTATTCAATATTAACGATTTAATAATTTCCTGTTTATATAACCAATCATCTTCCCAAATATGAATTAACTGAATACCTTTTTCTTCACACATATCAGATTTCATTTTATGATAATTATTATCTTTATAAACATCACTATGTCAATATAAACCATTGAATTCAAATGCCAATTTTAATTCTGGTAAATAAATATCTAATTCTTTTCCTCTCAAAACTTTTCTATCATTTAATAATATTTTGTCAGTATAATTTTCTTTAATGAAATTAATTAAAAGTTTTTCTAAACCAGAAATACTAAAATCGATACTATTACAAATAGTGCAAGAAAATGTGTTATATTTTATTCTTTGATAAAAATTGTGTGGCGATATAATATAATCATTATTACATATATCACATTTACATAAAAATTCATTTTTATCATAATCTATTTTTAATATGTTATATTTTTGTATGATTTTATTTTTCTTGGTTATAGATGATTTTATTTTACATTTTTCATATATTTGTTCGTTTTGTAAACTATGTTCATATCCATATTTTTCTATATTTGTTCGTTTAGATTTATTTTTTATATTAACATTCAATAAACAACATTTATTGCCATATTTTTTTATATTTGTATCATTTATTTTATTTCTTATTTCTTTATTTTGTAATATATAATCACAATCATATTTTTCTTTAATTGATTTTCTCATTTTCTCTTGAAAATATCACTTTTTTGTGGTATAATATTATTATATTTTTCTAAATTCGTTTTATTAGATTTTTGTTTTATATCACAATTATTTAATACAAATTCAACTCCATATTTTTCTAAATTCGTTTTATTTCTAATTTGTATATTACATTTATTACAAAAATAATTACTATCTTTAATATATTTATTATATGTAAAGTAAAATGTATTTTTGATAATACCACAACAATCACACATAACTTCAACTTTTGTGTGTGAACCAATTGGTAAATCTTTTATATCAATTATAATAATATCACCAACTTTTATATTATTATAACCTTTATCAATATAATATTTTATATTTGGTCCTTGTACATTTATTTCAATCTTATTAGTTATTAACATAATTTTTATTTTTATATATTAATATTTTCATATGAAATTTCTTTGATTGTGTTATTATCAATTGGGATGACGATAGTACTTATCGACCGCGTGATCAAACATATTTCTAACAACTGAAACAGAATCTATCATCCATATACTACCTTTTTGTAATTTCATTAAAAAAGTATTCATATTATCATTATTGAATATTAATGGACTCATTATTTTTTTATATAAATTTGTTTCATAATCAAAACCTTCAAATTTATCATCATTGAAATGTTCTAAATCAAATATTTCTTTTATTTCTCTTTCTTTTTCTAACATATTCAAAAATTATTTTTGTGTCACACCATTGAAATGTATATTTATAGAATTTAATCCAACATCACTCGGTGATTCATTATACCATATATTATCTCTTGATCTCCATCCACCTCTAATAATGGCTAATTCATCTTTTCCTATAACAATATCACCATAAACTGGATCTAAACCAATCAATGTATTATTATTTACAATAGTAGAACTTGTTTCTCTATAATAATCTTCATTAGATTTTGAAATAAAATTAACAGTTGCAGAATCAACACCAGTAACATTTTTAACTATTTTTATAAACTCAGCTCTTGGTAATCTATCATATCTAGAATTTTTCAATAAATAATCAGATATCGCTTGTATAACATCATTTTTTATATTATCTTCTAATGCATTACTATATTTTCTAATGTATATATGCATAACATATTTTGTTATTTTAGGTTGAACTATCTTAACATTTGTAGTTAATGACATAGTACCAATTTGTCTTAGGTAACTTATTATTTTATCTTCTTCATCTTTACTCAAATAAAATGCATCTAATTCTATATTGAAATAATTTACTGTCGAATCATTAAAATATTTTTGTATACTTGGTATCAAATATAAAAAAATTTGATTATCATTAAGATTAGTTTTATATTTAGAATAAATATCTAGAAAATTATTTAATTTCACATTAACATTATCTACCGATTCATTTTTATTTACTGACAATTTCAATTTTTTAACGGCATCTTCAACAGCTGTATCAGAAACAGAAAAATCATTATCTTCTAATGTATTGAATGCATTTACTTTAGAAAACATATTTAGACGTTTTAAATGAAATATAAATTGATCTGGTGTTGCTAAAACAAAATTTCTAGATACATATGGTATTGTTGCTTTTATTGATGTTGTTGTTTCAGAATCAGATGAAAAATTAATATCAGTTTCGACACTAATATCAAATAATTTTTCTATTGTTAATATATTACCTTTACTATCTGTAATATCACCAATAGCTTTCCAATCATTGTCAATAGGACTTAATATATCACCTTGTGTACCATTTGATAATAAATATGTTACTTCTATAAGAGAACCTTTTGATGGTATAAAACCAAAATTACCATTACCAAAATATATATCTAATCCACCATTGAAACCTGTTTTGGTATAACAAGCCAATTCATCTTTCAACATATCATATTGATGTTCTTTTATTGATAAAACTATACCATTATATTTTATAGTATAATTAAAATTTTCAATAGATGCATTATTTGAAACACTAACTCGTACAGTTTGATTAAACATACCATTACCAGTAAATTTTTGTGTTTCAAATCTACCTTGTATGATAGGTATAAAAAATTGTGAACCTTGAATTAATGTATATATTGCTTTTGTTGTACCTAATTTTATACTATATTCTAAATTATTAGTCTTATTTTTCAATATTGTATTATCTTTTATAATAACAGCAGAATCTTTAATATCATCTTCTATATTTATTCCTGGTTTCAATTTGAATTTAAGTGTTCCAGTTGCTGATATTTTTCTTGTAACCTTTAATCCAGCAATTTTTGCAATATTTTTTATAACCTTTTCATTTGTGGAATTTTCAATATCTATTTGATTTACTGCATTTTTAAGATATACTATATTATGTTGAAATAATTCTTTTTGTACTTCAACAACCTGACCATATGGTGATGCAGGACCATAATTAATAGATGATTTACCATATAAACCTTGTAACCAAGTATTTATTTGAGTAGTTAATTCATCATATTTAACTTCTATAAAATTAAAAATTTTTGCCATTTATTATAAATTATTTTTAAGTGTATTACCAATTGTTTCAATAAGATCATCTAAATCATTTTTTTCAACAGTAATTGTTTTGTCATAAATCTTAAAAGAAAAACTAAATTTCAATTTATCTTCTTTTCTTATTATAAATTCAATATCAGTTGTATTATCAATGTTTATATTAAATGAAAAAAATAATGATTTACAAGGCATTATATACATTTTTGGACCATATTTAACATTAAATATACTATATTCTGTAATATCATTTTTTTGAAACCAGTTATTTATTAGAAATGCTGGTTTTTCAACAAATTCTGATAATATCGTTAAATTTCTACCAAACTTCTTTTTATCAAAAATATTTCTTATCTTTTTTTCAAAATCATTTATATCTACAAAATTCATTTTTTGATATATACAATTTATATCATATAAATATGAAAATGAATTTTCAACTAATTGTGTTTTTTCTTTATTTACAATAAATATTATTTTTGTATATAAAACTGATGATTTTTCTTCAAACATCTTATTGAAAAATATCACTAATTTCAAATTATCTGTTCCTTCTATTTTTTCATAAACACTATTAGATGATAATATTTCAGCTTCCTTAAATATATCTTTTATAGAATTATTTATTTCTTCTATTGTTATATTCATATTAATTCTTTTGTAATTTTATATCTATCTGTTATTGATGATGAGTTAAGATTTGATACTCTTAATATATTTATTTTATATCCTTTATAATATGATATTTTTGGATTACTTCTTAATGTTAAACCATTCGTATTCAATTGTATAGATAATATTATAGATGTATAATTTAATGATGTACCATTTATTGTTGTGTTACCATTTATTATTGTATTTCCATCATTATTATAATCACCTGTTATTGTTGTATTACCTGTTATATCACCACTTAATACACTATTCATAATTGTGTTACCAGAAGATATTGTATTACCTGTCATATTTATGACACCAGATAAATCATTTGAATATATAGCTGTTGATGATGATATTTGATATACACCAGAATAATCATATACAAGTGAACCATTAGTAAAATAAAAATTATCTATATAAACATAATCACCAATCGTAAATACATCATCTTTAACATTTAATTGTGTTAATGTTGTTCCAGTTATTATATTTTTTGATGCAATTAAACTTAAAGAATCATTTGTAAAATATGCATTATTATATACAGAATTTTCTACATTTAATGCATTATAAACTGATAAATCTGTTGGTAAATCTAAATTAGAAATCAAATTAGTTTCAGTTGTTGTTGAACCATTATTGAATCTTATATTTAAATTAATTTTTTGTTTAGATTCAGACATATTTGGTTTTATATAAATATCCATTGATTGGTATGGATATAAATCACTATTCAATAATATATTTGCTGTACCTTCAATATCATTATTATTATTATAAATATTTAATAATAATTGATTTGTTGTTGGTACAGAAACAATATAACTATTACCAGAATTTGTACCATTATAATTGAATACATCTGATATATTCACATTTGTTATAGAATCATATTTAGTATTTATTACATCTACTTGTAATGTAGGATATGCACCATTATAATTAGTATTTATTAATGCTGTACTAGAATTAACAAATTGAAATGTACTATATAATTGTAATAAATTATTCAAATTACTAATTTGTGATTTTATAGTATTTATATCAGTTTGTGAATAAACCATTGATTTAACTTTGAACAGTTCTTCATTCATATTAGTGAAACCACTTATAATAGATATAAAATTATCTTGCAATTTTGCATTTGATTGTAATATATTTTGATACATATCAAATCCGAATTGATTATAAACTGTTGTTGGATCATATGACATTGGTAATGCATCATTATCTATATTATAATTTACATTCAAATTGAAAATGTATGATAAACCATCTTGTGCACCATTTGAAACTAATTTTTTATAAGTTGTTATTAAATTATAATCAGTATCACAATCATCATCATCATCATTTGGATTATTTAAAAATTCAACACCATATAAATTAGATATAATTTCACCAGAACCATCATCTATATCATAATACCAAAGTATTGCATTGAAATTAAAATCTTTTGGTGCAACATTGTCAAAACTAGTTGAATTAAATTCATCAAAATTACTAATTGTATTTCCTGGTAAATTCATTTTAAGATAATGATCTCTATCAAAATCTAATTTCAAACCGTCTATATTAGATGAATCAAATTCTTCAAGATTTTGGAAATAATTTTCATTATCAACACCTATGTTATTATTCAATAAAACACCATAATATGCACCTTTATATCTTAATTTGTCACCATTTGAACATTTATATGTTTTATCTTCAGTATCAAAATAACCATAAAATGAACCTGGATATTCAGATGGATTTAATCTTATTGGTGAATTCATATTTTCAGCACCAACTATTTCTTCTTGTTGTTCTACTGGTAATATTGGCATTTCTAATCCAGGATAATAATTCAAATTAGATTCGATATCAAATAACACAGTTGGTGTTTGTCCTGCTTGATGAGGTATTTGTGCAGTTATTTCAGTATAATTTTGTTTTGATGTTTGAACTTTACTAACTGCTTGTATTTCACCAATATATTGTATCAATTTATTATATTTCAAATATACTGTAATATTATATGTACCACTTGTCATTATACCATCTAATTTCAATGTTGTAGTTGATCCAGATATATCAACATATGTAATACTATATGATGTATTTGCACTTAATTCTGAACCAGTATCACCACTTAATATTATAGTATCACCAACTTTGAATTTTGCTTGTGTGTCTATTGTTATAGTTGGTATATTTCCTTGTCCTTGAAATAAAGTAGCTGAATAATAATTAACATCTCTTTCTTTCCATAAATATTTTTGAAAGAAATTATTATCTGTACCATTATTATTGTCAAAATCAGGAAGATTTTTATCCCAATCAATTTTATGTAATGCTGGTTCTAAATCTAATAAATTCATTTTTCTACACCATTTCCAAAAAATCATTTCTGTCGGTGTTGTTTTTTCATTTACATTATAAAAATCAGTATTTACATTTATTCTACTTTGATGAAGAGTCTCATCAGAATTTGCTACATAATTTCTAAGAGATTCTACTAATTGACTACCAAAATCTGTTGGTAATATACCATCTGGTTGAAAATTATAAAATCTTTGACCATTCATACTTTTATTGAAATTTAATATACCTTTTGTTTGATCATCAGTATTTGGTACAGATGGTATTTCTTGTTCAGGTATATTTAATAAAATAAATTTAGAAAATCTTAATTTATAACTATCATTCTGAAAGTCATTATTCATATCGTTTCCAGAACTTGGGAACGAATAAAATGTACTTCCCTTGGCTTTCATATTTCGATAAAGTGGTGTTGCCATATTAATAATTTATATTTTTTATTATATATAAAAAATCAATCGTCAAAATAAGAAATCATTTATCATTTCTTCTATATTGTCATCATATCTAATTCTTAATAATTTTATATTTTTATCTTTACAATATTCTGTTTTTATTTTATCTCTTAATAATCTATTTACATATTCTTTTTCGCCACCAAAATATTCAACCATTTTAAAATGTTGAATACCATCAAATTCTATACAAGTATTATATTCAGGCAAATAAAAATCAAATTGTAACACTTGTGTATTTTTACAATCATGAAATGTTTTTTGTCTAATAAATAGTATTTCTTTTTTATGTAGTAATATTGATATTTCTCTTTCACCTTTACTTTCATTACAATTTGGACATCCATTATATCTGTGCCCAGATGGTGTTTGTTCAAAAATACCATGAATTGGACATATTATTTTTAATTTTGTCTTATTATTAATATATTCTACTAATGAATAATCATATTTATTGTTATGTATATTTGTAGATTCTTTTATAAAATCTTCTGTAGATTTTATTTTCAAACCACATATTAAACAACCGCAACCAATTAAATGTGATGATATTTTTTGTTTATACCAACCATGTATAGAACATTTTATATTTATTTCACCATAATAATCAATATATTCAAAGTTTTCATATTCATATTTATTATTATGTATTTCATTATATTTTGTTATTAAATTTTCATAATTTTTTATTTTTCCACCACAAATTGGACAACCATTTTTATTATTAATGTGTGAACATGCTTTTTGTTCAAAAACACCATGATTTGGACATATTATTTTTACTTTTGAATGAGAACCAGTATATTCAACTAATGAATAATCATATTTATTACCATGTATTTCTGTTGATTCTTCTACAAATTCTTTTGTGGTATATCGTTTTCTATCATCTGCACATTTTTTACAACTATTACCTCTTAAATGATGTATTGGTGTTTGTTCGAATACGCCATGAACTGGGCATATTATTTTAACTTTTTTATATTTATCTACATATTGTACTAATGAATAATTATATTTATTATTATGTTTTTCTTTTGATTTTTTTATAAAATTGTCTTGCCTATTACATTTATCACAACCATATTTTAAGTGTGATTGCACAAATTGTTCAAATAAACCATGTTCTGGACATATTATTTTTATCGGTGTATATGTGTTTTTATATTCTACTAATGAATAGTCGAATTTATTATTGTATTTTTTATTAAATTTATAGATTAAATCTTCTGTTTTATTTCTATTACAATTACATTTTTTACAACCATAACCATTTAAATGTGAATAAGGTTGTTGTTCAAATACACCATGTTCTGGACATATTATTTTTATTTTAGTACAAGCATTTTTATATTCTACCAATGTATAATCATAATATTTATTATGTATTTCATTAGATCTATCAATGAATATTTTTTTCGTCATTTTTTCTGGCATAATAAGTAGTTTCTTTTTTCTTCAATATATTATATATTAAATTTTAAAAAAGTTATTTTTTATCTTTTTATAATAAAATATAAACCATATTCTTCCATAAACAATTCTTCTGAACCTAATTTTTTAATTTCATCTTGTTTCCACTTATCATCTCTACCTTTTACTTGCCACCAATAAGTTCGTAATATATTAAACACATTTCTATTTGGATGACCATCTTCAGTTTCTTCTACTAATTTATTAAAAAAACAATTACCATTTGGTCCAGATTTTATAAATAATTGGGAATTTGATATAGATGAAATTGTTGGGAAAATCAATTTATATAAATATTCTTGATCTTTAATTTTAGAAAATTCATTCAATAAAATTATATCATAGTTTTTATCAATCGATAAACCTTTATTATAAAATGTTATAATATCTATTAATGAACCATTTTCAAAAATTATGTTTTTATTATTCCATGCAACAATACCTTTTTTCAAAAAAAATGGTAAATTTTTATAAACATTTTTAATCTTATCTAATATAGATATACTACTCATACTTTTATGTGATATTATACCTATGTTAATATTAATACCAAATAACATTTTATGTAAAAAATATATTGCATTTATAACATCAATACCCATTTGTCTACATATTAAATTAATAAAAAATCTATTTGATGAATATTTATTTAATATATTTGTTTGATAATCTCTCAAATTTATATTATTTGTTGAACCATCATCAATCATAATTTTACAATATTTTTCAGCAAAATAACAAACATCATTATAACATTTCGAATATTCTATTATTTCTTCTTCATTATATGAATATAATATATTAGCCTTTCTTGTACCTTTTATATTTTGAAATTCAATTTTATCAAATCTTGATAATTGTTCTTTATTTTCTATTTTTTTAATTATTTCAGAAACAATTTCTTTATTAAGTATTTTCATATATTTTTTTATGTTTATATATTAAACAAAATGAATCAAAAAACATAGAAAATAATTGTTTTCGAAATTATTTTGTAAAAATTTTATACAAACCAATATTCTTTACAAAATCATATTAAAATATTAATATATACAATAAATATAAATTATTGACATGGGAACAAGAATAAGAACTCTTACATCTATTGGTGTTATAAAACAAAGCGGTTTTGGTACACCAACACACACATCAACTGGTGTAACATTATATACAGACTTAAATACTGGTATTGAATGGGAAAACGTTGATGGTATTAATTGGTATAGTGAAAAAATAGATAGAATTAGTGGTGATACATATAATTATAATTTGATTACAGGATTAACTAATATGTTTGATATTACGAAAACTGATAATGTTCTTTCGTCATTTGATGGCTCTACGGGTAAACTTATAAAATTATCAAAGATAGGATATGCTAGTAATGAATCTGAACTAAAGGCATTACTAGCAGATTCGATTCCACGACTTATTATTGTAACCACTAAATTT